GGAGGCCGAAGGCCGTGAGTATAGTGAGTATATTATGGTTGTTCTGTTGGTTCATATCCAATAATCAATTCCTTTCTTTCAAACATCACCTTAATTGAGGCAGTACAACCGGCAGCTAATCTAAATGGTTGTAATCCACCGAACTTATCTTTCCAAAAAACATTAATATCAATCGTATATAATGGTGTAGTCCCCATTAAATCAATATATCTATATTCACCACTTGGAATATATAAACAACTATTTTTATATATATTATTTTCTGCTTGAAAATCTGTAATTACCTGTGCTACATCACTATTATTTCCATTATTATTTGTGGATACTCCATCAACAAATATAGATGGATTACATACATTCGTAGAATTGATTGGTAATGTATTTGAAGTAAACACAATAGACGTAACCGGTGACCATACATTAACAGATGTTTGCTCTTGAAAAATCTGGTAAGCATTATAAGTTGGTAAATAAAATGGAAATGGGGTGACTTGGGCGTTTCCAAAATTATCTGTGTCTATCTTATAATTTTTTCCTAAAAGTGCTGGGAATGGTTGAATGTATGCAGGCATAGAATTAAACAGTTGATATAGTGGTAAGTTCATATATATGTCTATGTGATTGGCTACAGTTTGATTATATCCTAAAATATCAGCATTCAATACAGCAGTATTAGAATCATTATTCCATGTAAGCACTGGAAAATTGGTTGTTGGTAATACAAGACCAGCCATTGAAACTTGAACGCTAAGTGAAGCAAAACATACTGAAAATGCCGCATTAACTATTTGTAAAAAATAAGTATAATTATAAGCATAATAATATCCTCCTGAATTATCTTGGAACTTATCATCTGTAAGAGATGGAGGTCGTGGTATTGGAGATGCTAAATCTTGTGGAGCCCAAGTTATAAATGTTTGTTGGTTAAATTGTTGAAATGGAGCCACTGGATTCGTCCAAGAAAGAGTAACAGAATAAATTGATAAATTAAGATTTGGTTGATTATATTGAATAGAACACGTAAACACTGGTAAAGTGTTTGTATCAATTTGAAATCTTACAACAGATAAATAATAATCCTCTGGTTTATAAAGAAATGGTACATTACGAGTTTGTGTAAATTGAACTGGAACAGGTAAAGAACTTATACTATTAGCGTTAATAGAGTATACATCAATATATTCGTGGTCGTAAGCAGCCCTTCTTTTTTGTTTAATTTGATTTGGAAGTGTGATTATATCACTGGTCTGTTTTTTAGACGATTTCTTCATTATATAATATTAGTATATTATTTTATTTTTATTAAATATTTGTGTGAATTATTTAGGGGTTTGTATGAAAATCATATATATATGGACTTCATATATACATACGACATTTAGATTTATTACAGATTGAAAAAATCTAGTGGTTAGATTTTTACCCAGTGTAAAGTTTTATAAAACTTTTCAATATATAGTTAGATTTTCACACATAAGCAAAGTTTAGATTTTCGCCATATATTTATATGAAATCAATAGATATATGGTTTTCATACACACCCCCCACACTATTTATCCAACCAAATTATATCCTTTTCAAATCCCATCTTATAACAATAATAAAAACAATCAAAATTACAACGATTACCCCAACCATCTGGAACAACACCATCAATCTTTTTTTCAAAGTTAATTCGTCTTCTCGGTATAATAATTTGTAATTCTGTATTCTTATACAATTCTCTAATGTATTGTGTATTTATTTTACTTGATGGAAATAATAATATAAATGGCTTATCTACTTGTTTTAACTTTGTTAATATTTCTTTGGATTTACTAAATGGAGGATTACTAATTATCATATCCCAATGTTCCGGTTCTTCCTCAAAAAAATCAATAGGTTCATGTATAACATTTAATCCAAGTTCTCGTAAATATTCTCCTGATTTTCCATCTCCATAAAATGCTTCCCAAATAATTTTATCTTTTGGTATTAAATGCTGTATATTTTCCCACGCATATTTAGGTGTCATATAGTCGTCGTGTTTAATAAATGTTTTCGTATGAAATCCAGCCATTATATATTAAATTATAAGTATATAATATTTTTACTAATATAATTTATAATAATGGAAGTAGCACAAGATAAAGATAAAGAATTACTTGAAAAAATTATTGTTTGTGTTATGTATGATTTATTGGGTTATAGAAATCTAGTTAAACCTGATTCTATGTCTGTTACTGAAAGAATAAAGTTTACTAAACAAACTAATAGATTATATGATGCTTGTCTAATAATGCCGGAAGCATATAATTATATTAATGAAAGATTTGATGATATAAATAGTAGAAAACATAAAATTAAATAATTATAAATATATATGGATAAAAAAAAATATCTTAATAATTTACAACACAACTTATCTTACTTTGGTAGTAATTATGATATTATGGATTGTTTAAATTGTAGTAATGATAAAATTATTAAATATAGTGAATTAGAACCTTATAGCAGTTTACAAGAATTATTACCAGATCCATTTGATTATAAAATAATTCTGCTAGAAACTAATATGAACACTGGGCATTGGGTTTGTGTAATACGAATGTGTGATGTTATAGAATTATTTAATTCATATGGAATACCAATTGATAGTGAATGGAAGTTTATTCCTGATAGTATAGAACGCTGGTTAGGACAGTCTACACGATATTTAAGAAATCTAGTTAATAAAAATACAATGTTTAAAATAGTTAGTAATACTTACGAGTTTCAATCCAAAGATCCAGATATTGCGACTTGTAGTCGTTGGGTTGTATTACGAATTGAATGTGGTAAAATTGGGTATTCATTAAAAGATTTTACAAATATGATCCAAAAACAGGTTGTTAAAGATGATATTCCAAGTGATATATTAGTTTTATATTATGTGAAGTTTAAAGCAGATAAAAAACTATAATTCTATATTTCTATGGTAAGGGTCTAGAATAATAAAATGTATAAAAACGACTATTTTATTTTTATAGGGGGGGTAGTCCCCCCCCACCCCCAAAAATAATTGTAAAAAAAATATTGATATTATAAATATTTTCTTATAAAAGACTTTCTATAATTAATCATTCTTAATATATACATTTTGAATGGTTGATACACTTGTTCCCATATTATAGGCAGTATCATTTAACTTATCATTTTGAGGTTTAAATGTATCTGTTAAAAATATATTACGAAGAAGATTAGATGATATTTTTTTACCAACAGAGTTCATAAATATTTTATTTAATATTCGTGTAAGACTTGATACATTTGTAAATGGTGTTCCATCATATTTACATAATAACCATATTTTATTTTTAAAAGTTAGTTTAGTAGGGTGTACCATTATATAATATCTTAACAGTTCTCGTATCCGATCACCTGCTTCCACTTCTTGGGTATTATAAGTTCCGGATGTTTTGTAATTATTAAAGTAAAATATACCATTAGTAATATCATAATAGTTTAAACTTTTATCCATTTCGTTTGGAATATTATTTACCATAACCATACGCATATAATCCAATAATCTGCGTGGTTGTTGTAGGACAAATAATGATAATAATATTAGTGATGTTATTGTATTAAACTTATTTTCTGTGATATTTTTTTTCTTATCAAATAAAATAGGATATACAGTTTCATATAAGTCTTCATACACTTTAACTACTGTTTCCTGGTCTATCCAGTTCTCTTTTTGTTTTTCACTTTTATAATTATTTGTTTTCATATCTATATTGTACTTTTCTAATAATTGACTATATTTATCATACATGGACTTCATAACTTTTATTGGTTTTAATACAGATACTATTGCTATTATGAAATTACGCTGGGTTGTTATTTTATAGTTTTGGATTTTTTCAATTATTCCGTCATAGTTATACAAGAATGCTAAATTATCTACTTCTTTTCCTCCGTTTAGGGTCTTTAATCGTGATACATAACTTTTAAGTGTTGCTTCTTTACGATTACCTCCATCTATTAGATTTTTTAACATATACATATTATTAGATTTTATTTTATAGATTTAAGAAAATATAAATATACTTTTTCTATTATATATATATATAATGTATTCTAAATATGAATTAAACTCTAAAATATCTTCTTTACAGGCAGCAATCGGATCGGTTAATTCTAAAATATCATCTTTACAAGTTCCAGCATCACCCGACGAATTGGTTGTGATTGATAATATAATTGTAACAGATACATACCCAACCACTCAATATGATACTACAATCACACCTCAATTAGTAAGAGTAAGAGATGCTACAAATCTTTTAAGCACCTCAATATCAAATAATAATATAATGGTTCAAGACGCTAATTTTTCAGTTAATATTAACACAGCACAAATATCTCTATACACCACTACATCTTTCGCTTTTTCTGATTATCAATTAGGATTTATTAATTTTAATAATGCTACTGGAACAGCAGCATCAACATTAGGTCCGGCACAACTTCAATTTACAGATAATGTAAGCACTTTAAATACAATCACTAGGAATGGTCTTACTTTAACAAATGGAGTAACTACAAATACTCTTGATGTAAATAATTGGAGTGGTAATATTCAAACCGTCAACACCAACGCAAATCTTACACATTATCTTAATTTTAGTGATAGTAGTGCTACTGGATACGGCAGACCGCAGAAAACAGCAGGTATTTCATGTAATCCTTCTACCAATACTATTACGGCGACTACTTTTAACGGAACAGCATCGTCTTCTACTTCTGCCGTTGGGGTTGATTTAACGAGTGATGATACGAGCGGAACTTATTCTATACCATTTAGTAAAACCGCTACGGCAACTGGTAATGCTCTATTTATAGATAATACTACTACCCCTCTTACTTATAATCCGTTGGCATCTACGCTTACTGCTTCTATATTTAATGGGTCAGCAAATACGGCAGCAATAACAGATACTAATACCAACGCTTTATTTTACCCAGTTTTCGTATCAGCAGCAGGAACAGCGCAAACTTTACGATGCGATATAGCGACTAATCCATTCTCATATAACCCCTCAACAGGAGCACTTGTCGCTGGGAGTATGACTAGCGGAAGTCTTAATTGTAATCAATGGAGGGGAGATACTACTACGGCAGCAATTACATCTTTTACCGCTGGGGTATTATCGCTCAATTGTAATGATTATAGCGCGTTAAGAAACTTTGGTTGGGTATTGACTGGAACGACGAATACGATGAGCGGATTAACTCTAACTTCTACGAGAGTAAATGCGGTTTATAATGTCTGTATCATAAACAACGGGTCGGGAGATTTAACTATTAATACGGGATTGAGTGGGGGTACATATTATCTAACATATACTTCTGCTGTCGTTGTCCCCGCTGGGACATTAGCGGTAATTGAAATAACTATTTTAAGCGTTAATACAATAACGAGGGTTGTAGTGGATGCTTATCGGGTATATTAGTGCTTTTGGATACTTTTTATAAAAGTATATATATATATGCCGACTTTATCGGAAGTGTTTTATGTATGTCTATTAACAACAGTTAGTGGAGTTGTGATAAAATTAGCAAGTATGGCGTATAAAAGTAAATGTAAGGAATGCTATTTCTGTGGTATTTCTATAAAGAGAGATGTAGAGTTAGAGGAACGAGAGCATGAATACGATGTATCACATCAATTACAGAAAGTTAAGAGTAGTAGTAATAAGGATAATTTAGAAGATGTATAACTATATTTTTTTATAAAGTATATATATAATGAGTTCTAAAACTGGATTACCATCAACTATTATTAAATTTACTATTCCATCTACTGTATCAAATGTTGCCTTCAATAATGGAACTAATCCGATCGGGTTTCTTAAAGCAGGACGATATTTATGTATATTATCTTACTCTATTGACCCAGTTAATGGTGGGGCACAAATAACTGCTGTTAATGCGTTCGTTACTGCGTTTGCTTTACTCGGTGGTGGAACTGCCGTATCGTTAATATCACAAGCATCTCAACCCACTACTCAGGCTGATGTAAACAGTCGTATGTCATTATGCTCGGTTGTTACACTATCAGCAGATGCTCCTATTTATTTAACCCTAATTGCTACTACCTCTGCTGGGAATTATCAATCTACGGCAGGATTACAAGATAGTCAATCTAATACTCTTTCTTTCATTCAACTATTGTAATTAATACTTTTAGAAAAAGTATATCAAAATAAATATTTTTATAGTATAATATATATATGTCAAGTAAATCAGGTAATCCATCAACTATTATTAAGTTTTCTGTTCCTTCTACTCCTTCTCTTGGTGCTTGGATAAATGGGGGAGCACCAATTGGGTCTATATCTCCTGGAAGATATAGTGTAATTATGAATACTGCTATTGCTCCCGTTACAGGTGGTTCAAGCGTTCAGGGTACTACTGCGATATGTGCTGGTGTAGCAGCATTTGGGGGTGTTGGATCGGTATCATTGGTTCAATTACAACAATCAGCCAATACAGGGGCAAATATTGTAAGCAGGCATTCGTCTTCAAATGTGGTAGATATATCTGTTACTACACCAATCTATATTTATGTAGCAGCAACAGTTAGTGCTGGTAATTTTATTTCTTCTAATTCGGTTCAAGACAGTCTATGTAATAATATTACTTTTATAAAAATACAATGAGTATTGTATAGAATATAATAATATACTTTATACAATTTCGGTTGGTTCATCTGGAATAATTGAATCAATTAATTCATGTAGTTTAGATTTTAAATGTTTATAATTTTTATTACTTGACATTATTAATTTTACATTGTTTAATGTTTCTGTAATAGAAACTAATTCAGGATATAATAACTTCCATTCTTGATATGTTGGGTCTTCGTCTGTTAAATTATGGTTTTTTCTTAAATACGATAATTTATTATTTAGTCGTTTCATTAAGGCGTAATAGGCATCATCTTTACGGGTCTTGTTGTAATTGTTTAGGTATTCTTTACGGGTTATTTTAGTAGGATTAGTTGTCATATTATATAGTATTGTAATATATGTTTATATTAAAATCTTATACATATATATTTATGTTTCTTGGGTAAATACAATACTATCGTTTAATCTATATTTATCAAATGCTACAAGTAATTCAGTTAGAATAATCCATTGGAATATTTTATAATTGGTGTCATAAGAAAGACTATCAAGTGCCTCTATATTTCTGAATCGTATTTCGTGATCTTCATCAAGAAATACATAAGACTTAATTGGAATACAAATCTCAATAAATCTGCGTTTTTCATTAATTAAATTAATATCTGTTTTATGACATATCCAACGCATAAAATCTTTATCGTGTATAATCTCTTTGTGATTTTTACCATATTTACATTGTGTATATAGTTTAGGACTTCCAAAGTCGTCATATTCATATACAAGACATCCACATCCTTCATATCTTAACATATAACCAATAGGACTACAACACATATCATTAAACACCAACTCATCTGTAATAAACTTTGGTATTCTTCCTTGTATCATTCCAAAATAATCTCTACCCATTATATTATATTTATATAAAAATCATTTATATTTTTAGGAATATAATTATATAATATTTTTTTCTTTTAGTATTATATAATATGTCAACTAAATCAGGATTTGAAACTGTTGTGTGTAAACTAACGATGCCAGCTGTTGCCTCTGGGGCTACTTTTACAAATGGAGGCTTACCAATTACGAGATTAGAGGCCGGTAGATACTTGGTTATTTGTAATACTGCTATTGATCCGGTCACCGCTGGGTCAAATATTACTGGAACAACTGCTATTGTTACACAGACTGCTTTGTTTAATGTGGCTGGTGCTATTGGGTTGTGTCAATTACAGGTGAGTGCTGCGAATGCGGCCGATGTAAACTCTCGTCATTCATGCTCTAATATTGTAAACTTGGCTGCCGATGCCGATATTTATGTATATGTGATGGCCACCGTTTCTGCTGGAAACTGGATTGGATCTGCCGCAGTACAAGATAGTCTTTGTAATGCTATTTCATTTTTGAAACTTCAGTAAATTACCTTAAAATAATATAAACATATATATATAATACTATTTAAATGGAACGAATATGTTACTACAACGGTGAAAGAGTATTCCCAGACTATACATCTAATATAGGATTTAGTAATAATGATATTTCTTGTAATTCACTAATGGAGTGTAAATGTGGGTCTATTATACATAATATACGAGCATCATTATTTTCACATATAAAATCAGGCAAACATAAAAATTATATTAGAAATACTGGGGATACATCTTTATCATACGATAACTTATTTACATTATATCGTGTGTAATTTGCTATTGAAATTGTATATAGTATATCATTATATTATATACATTTGTATATCCCCATACGGAGGCCAAAGGCCGTGAGTATTTCGTATAAAATATTAAATACTTATATTAGAATAATATATGTCCGATTTTCCAATAGAGTTTATAAATTATTTAGAAATGACTTTATTTGGTGATGATAAAGTATGTAATTTTTTTGAAGAAGTAGTTATAGATAATATACCAGTTCATATGTCACTAAAAATGGCTACAAATGGGTATGTTAGATTGATACTTCATAATAAAAATATTGAAAAAAAATTAGGTGAAACCATAGATGATGATGAAGATGAGTATTTATATAATCTATTAACAGATGCTGATTTCGTAAAAATATGTCCACATGTTCCAATAAATAACAGGTGTCAAATTGTAATGACTATACTAAATGATTTCATAAGAAATATAAGATTTTGTAAATATACAGGAACATTCATTCATAAAAATAATGTCCATTACGCAAAGGTTCACCAAAATCTACCAAATATGTTTAAAAATAATGACAATATCCGGTTTAATACAACAGAATCTAATAAGTGTATAGTATGTTATGATCCAACAATGACGGTTACTTCGTGTAATCATTCTGTATGTATTCCATGTGCTATTAATATTAAACCCGACAAAGATGACGATTTATTATGCCCAATGTGTCGTGAGGTAATGAAGTTTATATGAATGTTTAGTTATGCGTAGCATATTTTCTACGAAAATTAAGAATTATTAATCATCATCATCTCCACTAATATCAAATATCGCATTAGGCATCATACTATATAATAATTTATCTTCCAAATCTGCACGAGATTGTCTATATACAGCCTTTTTAGTCCAACCATATTTTCGTAATTCTTCTAATATTTCCGGAGTTGTCATTCTTTTTACTTGTTCTTCATTATTTTTTATTTTTTGTTCTCTTTCCTTTAATCGTTGTTCGTATGTCTTATTTTTTTCTTTTAGGTAGTATTCTTTTTGTCTTTCTTCAAATGACTTACGAGGTGTTTCTTGTTTTGGTGTTTTGGGTTTTGGTGTTTTGGGTTTTGGTGTTTTGGGTTTTGGTGTTTCAGGTTTTGGTGCTTGTTTTTTCTTAAAATCCTTAACTTGTTCTGGTGTAAATGGTAATACCATTTCTGGTGTTATTACTATTTTAGAGAGTATTTTTTCTGCTTTGGTTCTACTTCTTGGAGATAATACAGATAATGGATCTTCTAATTCAGCACGAGTAGGTTTTGGTTGTTTCCCCTGTTTATATATTTTCTTAATATCTTTTTTTATTTGGGTTTGTTCTGTGCTCACTGCCTTTGGGCGTGAGGCAATGTCTAATTCATCATAACGCATGGATAATCTATCTTCTAAATCTTTTATATCTTTTTGTATCGTATTTTTTATTTGTGATGATTCTACTGACTTATCTAATATTGATAATAGTTCCATTTCAACATTTTTTAAATCTACTAAATGTTGTAATGCCTTCTCAATAGCGTTAAGTTTGGCTTTAATGGTTTTTAATTTTTGTTCTTTCTCAATTTGTTTAAGTATTGATTTACTCATTTTCGTAAAATCTTTAAAAAGTTTAGTAATTTGTTTATTATCTTTTTTAGTATTCATTATAATAATATAATATATTATTATTTTTTTTAGAAATTACGAATATGTATTATAGGCTATTATTATATGCAGTCATTGCTACGGCTATAAGTTTGCTTTTTGTATCATATGATTTTGGACGCTTTGTTGGATCTGTTGGTATTGCTCCAATATTTACTAATTCATTTTCTAATTGACTAATTGTCATTTTTTCTAATTTATTTCTATATTTTTCTCTTTCATCAAGTTTTGGTATATATTCTTCTTCCTCAACTTCGGGTTTAGTTTTAATTATCTGTGTGTCTCCATCTTTAAATTGAATTGTTGTATATAAATATCCATCTTTTACCTCTTCCTTTATAGTTTTAGCTTGTTGTATTTCTTTATATGTCCTTGATTTCTTTTTAGCTGGTGCTTTTGGTGTCTTTGGTTTCCGTTTAATTATAATTTTCTTATCTATTACTTTATCAGGAATTGGTGATTCTTCTAATGGTATAACTTGTATATCCTTTTTTGATTTTCGTAATTTTGATACAGGTACATCAACATATATAATCTTGTCTTGTTTTGGTTGTGATGATTTATAATTTGGGTTAGGAATTGATACTTGGATTGTCTTATTTTTTTTATCTACCATAAATACAGGTTCTACTACAGGTTCTGCGACAGGTTGGAGTTTTGGTGCTCTTTTTTGTCTTGGTTGTTTGGGTTGTTGCTTTTTAGCGACTGCGTCTAATGCCTGTTGTTCTACTTCATAATATTTATCATCTATTTTTTTTGTTAATTTTTGAATGCGTTTTGACACTTCTTCAATTATTATGGCGTGATGTTCATCAAGAGGTACTATACTATTTAAAATACCGTCAACAATTTTTAATTCTCTTACACGATCATACATAAAATCAATAGCTTTCTGTTTTGGTTTAATGGTTTTAAATCCATCAATTTTATCAAGTTTCTTATTAATTTGAATATTGATTTTTTCAAACTTTTTAACCAATCTTTTAATTTCTTTTTGTAATTCTTTGGCTTCTTTAATCTCCGGATTAATTTTTCGTGGTTTGCGTTGTCGTTTTGGTTTCGGTTCTTCCATTTTATATATATTATTACGATGTGTGTTTATATCATTTTCATATATATCTTCGGTTTCGGTTTCTGCATCATATCCATCTGGTATATAATTTACATCGTATGGTTCAAACACGGGTTCATCTACTACATCTATTAATTGTTGTCTTGGTGTTTTAATTTTATTGTATTTTTTGGATTTTATCGGTCTAATAACTACAGGATCTGTTGGTTCGTTAATATATTTTATATCTAATGGGGTTGTTGGGGCTGGTCTTGGTCTTTCTGCCATTTGTGCTTCAAACTCATTATCTATTAATATATCTTTGGTCTTCTTATCTAACCTCACTGGAAGCCATTTCCGTATCATATATAGAGGCTCACTTACAATATTAGCTTCTCTTCCATCTACAATATAGTTTGTAATATCGGTTAATCCTTTTTGTATATCAGTAATGCTTAAATATTTTAATAGTTCTCCCATTATTTTTTTACCAAAAAAAGATGCTAAATCTGTAACTATTATAAATTGGTTATTATTAATTAGTTCATTTATTTTTTTTTCCATTGCGTCATATTCTTTACGAAATAATTGTAATAATAATACGGGCATGGTTGGGTCATTCCATTCATCAGCCAGAAGTTTTACATTAGATTCCAGTTTTTTACTCATTAATATATTAAAATAATATTTTTTTTATTATTTTATATTAATGTGTCATGCATTTTTTTAAGTTGGGTTTTATACATTTTTTCAAGTATGTTATAATACAATACATCTATCAAAATAAGTTCTATATTTTCTTTTTCTTTTTTACTGGTAATATTATATTTAATATCACCAAAATTAGTTTTTATCTTAAACTTTTTTTCTAAATAATTTGTTACATCTTTTTCAGTTTCAACAATATATCCTTTCATAATATTATTAATCCGTTCACGCTGGTCTATTCCTTGTGTAATATCAAACATATCTGTCACTATTTGAGATGTAGTTTTGGTTGGATTTAAAAACACGAGTTCTGCTATTAATACACACCATACCATACAAGTTCCACCAGCATTTTTTCCTTGTAATCCAATTTCTCCATATCTATTGTCGTTTACTAAAATCTGGGTTTCTACTAAACTAATTTTATCCGTAGGATTACGAAACTTACCAACAAAACTTCTAAATGAGGTACTATCTATTAAGTTTAATAATCCTTTTTTTAAATAAGTTTGTATAGCTATGGCTTCTTTTAGCTCAGTTCCGCTAAATCGTTTTCCGTGTGGTTCAAACCATTCAAGTATTTTTTCACGAGGTCTATAAATAAGTAAATTAGCATGGGCAATATTACCAGCTCGTTTACGAAAATTAAACGGCATAACAATAGCATCTTCATTATAATCATTTATATAGGTTGATATAAACTTTGCTAATAAAACCTCATCTAATCTGGTTCCAAACATATTATAAAATATCCCATTTTTAAACTCCTTTGATTTCATATCAGGAATATACACATCAATACCGAGAGTAACTGTAGCGCGATTACCAAATACATTTTTGGTTATAACAATAGATTTTTTGTTATATTTCTTATATATGTTTAAATATGCTATATCACTAATAAAACTACTGGCCATAAACTGTGTTAATGGTTCATTTACATCACGCCCAATATCTATTAATGAATTAACTGTTGTTTCTATATTTTTAATGGCTTTATCTGCTACTACATTACGAACTTCTTTTTTTTTTGGTAATAATAGATTTGTTGGTACATATTTTGGTAATTCAAATGATTCTAATTCTTCTAATGTAGGGTCTTCATCTTGTATAATTTTAAGTTTAAAATCTTCATCTTCATCTTGTTTAGATACATGGGATTTAATACGAGCAATTAACTCTTGTTTACGACCTGTCAATTTAAGCATATAGCCTTTTAATAATTTTTTTAACATTACCACAGTCATATTATCATAATCATAATCTTTCATTTGTTTAATTTTACGACCTCTTCTATTAGAAGGATTATAATCATTTATATTAACCGGTATATTATTAGTTATAATTCGTTGTATTAAATCTTGTTTATTTCCACTTAATTTTTTATTGTTTTCTCGTAATATTTTTTTTAAATCTACAAGTTTTAATATTGATAAATCCATAATATATTACTAAAATATTATTTTTTACAAATATATACAATAAATATATAATGGAAGATAATCCTAAGGATATTCAAAGAATTAAATATAACCAACTATTAACTGTAAGTAATCCTAGAATTGTAAAGAATAATTTAAATAAATATCTTGGAACTCCAACAGATTTGTATGTATCTAATCGTAATAATAAGAAATATATGATTAAAAATCCAAAGAATAATAAATGGGTTCATTGGGGTGATATAAGATACGAGGATTTCACACGACATTTAAACACGATTCGTAAAAATGCGTACATGCGAAGGGCAACAAATATACGTGGTAAATGGAAAGATGATATATATTCACCTAATAATATAAGTATTTGGACTTTATGGAATATACTTTAACAAAATATAAACAAATATATAGTTTTTTGAAAGTCTTTTATAAAGAAAATCTTTGAAAATCAATATTTTAAAATTATTTTAAGGGGGTGGGGGGGGACTACCCCCCCTATAAAAATAAAATATTCGTTTTTATACATTTATAAATAAAATATACAATTCATAAAATCAATAAATAATATTTTATAAAATAATTATAATATATTATATATTTTCATTGCTACTAATACTTGAAATATCATCTTTAATACTAATCGCACTTTTGTTGTCAACCGTATAAGTTCCAGACATATATTGTTTATAAACTTCTGGATCTAACACATAATTAATACCTTCCATGCGTAGTTCATGTCTCATACTTATTATATGATTACGCTTGTGTATTCTTACATATTCTAATCCACATAAACATTTTATAACTGTATTATTAAATATTTCTGTTTCTCTTTTCTTTCTATCTTTTTCTTGTTCTCTATGCTCTCGTTTTAATCTTCTTTGTTCTTCTTTTTCTGCCTGTTGTTCTTCTTTTGTTAAATGTTTAATATGCATTATTTTCGCTCTTTCATTTTGTTTCTTTTCATTTATAGTATTTTTTTTAACAATTGTTCTACAAGTATGATGACTATCTAATGATTTTTCAAAAATAATAGCAATCAATGTTTTAAAATCTTTTATATCTGTATCTTCTATTGATTCAAAAGTGTCTATATAGAAATCCATTTGGTCTTCGTTTGGGGTAGCTATTGATTGAAATGTAGACCGTAAGAAATCCAAATTATTTTTATACATTTCCATCTTTTCAGGCTCTACATTATCATTTGTCCATGTTAAGCAATCTTTAAAGTTTTGGTATAGCGTTGTCCTTTCAAACTTCTCAAAACGATTCCACATATTATTATAATATATATTTATACAATGTCTTTATATGATTTTCATATATACACATATTAATAATATAATTCCTTTATTGTAATAATTTCAGTAGGTATATCATCTATATAATAGTTAATTGTTTCAACTAATTTCTGTAATCTTGTAGTCCATTCTTCTTGTTTAGATTTATTAATAATTAAAATATTTGTTTGATTATTAAGTTTCCAACAAGATTTAATTTTAACTCCATCATTTGTTGTATATCCATCCGGATTAAACCGTACCATTACAATAGGTCTAAATCCAACATCATTAGATAAGTCATTTAATCTGGCTATTTCACATTCCGTAGTATACGATGTATGTTTATTTTCATCTATTTCTATAATAAGAATATGACTTCCAAGATCCAATAACATATCTGGTCGTCTTTTAGAACAACCATCTATAATTTTTTTATCATTTATAAACGTATATTCCGATATATTTTCAGTAATATAGTCTACTACATTCTTTTCTTTTGTTTTATAATTACGGCAATTTGGTTCATCTGGAAATAAATTAATATAACATCTTACACAATATCCTTTATAATTTTGTCTAACTATTATTTCACATTTTTCGGTTTTACATACTTTATTTCCACCACATGGTTTACATAATTCTTTTCTTTTTTCGTGTATACAATACGCACTTCCACCACATTCTTTACACATATCTTTTCTTTTTTCGTGTATACAATAAGCACTTCCATCACAATCTTTACATCTATATTTTATTTTATTATGTATACAATAAGCACTTCCATCACAATCTTTACAATATGATTTTAGTTTATTGTGTATACAATATTTATAACCACCACATTCTTTACACGATCCTTTACACTTATTATGAATACATATAGCACTTCCACCACATTCTTTACAATATTGTTTATATTTATCGTGTATACAGTAATTACCACCATCACAATCTTTACAATTTCTTTTATCTTTATTATGAATACATATAGCACTACCACCACATTCTTTACAATATCGTTTATCTTTATTATGAACACAAAATACACTTCCACCACATTCTTTACAATATCGTTTATCTTTATTATGAATACATATTTGACTTCCACCACATTCTTTACATCTTGATTTGTCATTATTATGTATACAAAAACGATTTCCACCACAATCCCGACAATCAAACTTGTATCTATTATGAGGACATTTAGGTCTTATATATTTCTTCTTTTCAATTTCAACACAAATCGTAGTAGTTGGTTCAATAGATTCCATTATATTATAGTATTAGATATGTGTTTATATGATTTTCATATATATATCTATGGATTTATATAAATCTGTAATTCTAGGGTCGGGGTCTAGAATAACAAAATGTATAAAAACGAATATTTTATTTTTATAGGGGGGGTAGTCCCCCCCCACCCCCTTAAAATAATTTTCAAAAATAGTGATTTTCTAAAGATTTTCTTATAAAGGACTTTCCAAAAACTATATATTTTATAAAAAATTATCTCAAATAAAATATTAAATAATTATATAATGTCTATAAAAAATAAAGATTATATAATTCAAAGTATTCTTATTCCAACAACTAACTATTCTGTGGAAGATGCCGAAAATTGGGTATTAGAGCATGGATATAAAGTAAGAAAAATACATACTACAAAAGATTATCATAGATTTAGACAACATACACCAAAATATTGTAAAGATAGAAATTGTATAGATGTAAAGACTATACCCATTGGATCTGATGGAATCAAGTTTATTGTATATTATTGTGATGAAATAATAAATGGAGGAGGTATAATAGATGCTGGTAAAGCATTAATATTTGGTATAACAGATTATAGTCCTGACCAAAAAAAGATTATTGAAAAATACGGATCTAATACTATTACAAACATTAAAATAGGTCGTAGTCCAATACCGAGTGCTATAAATGCTATACTTAACATCGTAACACTTGGAGCATTCCAAAAATTATTAAAACAAAGTCCATATGATAAGTTGGTACATTTATTTATGATAGTCACATTAGATAATGGTGTTAAAATACTTGTAGAAAAAAACGAAAGAATTAATATAAAAGTTGTATCATCATATAATCCAAAAAATAGTGAATATGTAGAGGCAACATATATACCATCTGGTTTAACTTTTAAAGAATTACTTGATAATGGTAAACAAGTATTAGGTAATAAATATTTTAAATATGATGCTATTAAATCAAACTGCCAAGATTATATAATAGGTGTCTTGAAAGGGTCTTCAATATTAAATGATAATTTACAACAATTTATCAAACAAGATGTAGAAACTATATTTAAAACACTACCAATAACAAAAAAGATAATGAATGTAGTAACCGGAACTGGTGCTGTTGTAGATGTAATACGTCGTGGAGGTGCTAAACAACTGTATAAAGGAGATAATATTCGTTAGTAAGTGGTCAATGACCACCAACACACGAATATATATTAGATAGGAACCGGGAAATTACCGGAAACACACGATTAAAATTATATTAGACTCCCCATTAGGGAGTGTAAAAACACGAATAAAATTAACTATCTTTACCCATAATATATACTTCTTTATCACTTACTACACATTTTGGATATGATTTAACAAATGTAACACTTCTACCTTTTAACTTTTTAATTTTTTTAATTTCGTTTTTATCCATACCCATATACGATTCCAATAAATATTTTAGACTTCTTGCCGACATATTATTAGGAAAGAACACTATGGCGTGAGCCTCCGTTAATATTAATTTTGTATCTGCCCCATTGGTGGCCACGTGTGAAGTTATTATAGCAGAACAATTATGATGACGACCAACCTGTAATATAGATGCCTGTATTTGTAATACTTTTTTACGCATAGCCTTATCTATTATGGTGTCACAATCATCAAAAATAACACACGAATCTTTAAAATCTTCTGCTTGTAAATCTTCATTTAATATTTCTGGAAGTAATTTAATCCGTTTTAAATCCTTAATTTTATCTATACTATCATCTTCATTGATACAACTAAACAAATAAATATCTCTATCAGGATATGCCTTTTTATATGCTTCTACATACCGTCTAGTCCAATATGATTTACCAGATCCACTTTGTCCAGTTACATAAATAATCTGTCTTTCTTGTGTATTATTAACGGATAATTCACAATGAAAATCTTTATATCTTGGAGTGTCTAAATCAAACTTATTAAATCCGCTATGTATTTCATCAACCTCTTCTGGTGAAGCCATGTATATTATCGTTCCCTTTTTCTTACTATCGTTTTGCTTTATCTCACATAACGGCATTCCGATTTTCTCAAAGTTCAACATTATATATTATATAGATTTTTTATAATATATAACTTCATTAATTAAACTTATAATATAAACTTCATTCCAACAATACAAACCTGTTGTAAAATGAATACAACTATTTTAAAATCTAATGCTATATACCCTACCAATAATCCAATTTTTACAATATCCATTAAAAAGTTTAACATATAATATTACTTGATATATTTTTCAATTCTGTAATTTAAATATTCTGTTAAATAATCAATCATTACATTAATAGATTGTACACTAACATTTGGATTATTTAAATGTGTAATAGAATACCTGTAATTAACTATCTTACCAATATCATCTTTAATACTCTGTTGTACTACTTGAAAAATCTGTTCTGGTACAGCCCTAAACTTCTGTTCCTTCATTAAAACAAGAGTTTTTAATTGACTAATTATGTAGTATAAATACCCATATTGTCCATTAAATAAATCATTCAACATTTCTCTACGCTTTGGTTGTTTATGTAATATATCCAATATTCTATACTCACGCTTTAATGCCTTGAAATAATTTTTATTCATAATTAGTTCATCAATATCATCTTTTAAATTATTAATAACCTTTCCAATCTTAAAATCATCTGTATTAAAATTAGATAATCCATTTACTTTTATATAATATATTTCACTAATTTCTACAAATCTATTGTTTAATAACATTACCGTATCTAATTTTGTTACAGTATTAGTTTGTGTTAAACAATTTGTAAAAAATAATCTAACTTTTCCTATATTTTTATAGCCTTGTTCAATGTCTTTCATAGTCCATCTTATCGGTTCATCATTATACTCTCCACACTTAAAGTCTGTAATCCATAAATCATTACTTTCATGTATAGTCTTAAACTTCCATAAAAACATCAAATATAATTTAGTCAATATATCCATATCATTTTTACTATTCTCTTCATAAATCTCATTTAAATCATAATCATTTGTAATAATATTTCCAGTAATAGCAGCACTACCAACCAGTTTTTGGCGTTTAGATATACGCATAATATCAAATGTTTTAAGTAATGAATCATTAAACCCATCTAATAATCTATTTGTCATATATAATATACCCTTAAAAAAATATGTTTTATGTTTTGTATGTTTTGTATGTTTTGTGGATATATAGGTTATAAAACATATTATAGAAATCTCTTAAATGGAGATTGTTGTTGTTTACGAATACGACTTGATAAGACTTTATAACGACCTGCCCCAACAAGTGGTTCAGGTTCAGGTATTTCATCAATCTGGTTAGGACGAGATATTTCAGTACTTGGAATACCAGAAATATATGGTAATAATTCTTCTAATGGTTTTAATAATTTACTCATTTTTTCAAAAAAACTCACAAAAGGTCTGGCGACCAATAATTGATTTAGATTCTCAATAGGCACATTTGCTCCAATTTCGTCAATCTGTTCCAGAGTTTCTTTAATATTACTATATAATGAATTAATAGAGAATACATCATCTGGCTTAAACGATGATTGTGGCATTTTTAATAAATCTGAAATATGACTTTTTATAGATACAGAAAGAGTATTACCCTCTTTTAGATATGGTATAAATGCTGATGGAGTAACTGGTATTTCATCAACAACAATAGTGCTATAAATATAGTCCAAAATACTATTAATCGTAGTTAATTTTGAAATTAATGTTACAACTAAATTAGCTGTTTTTAATCCAGCATTTATATCAGTTGGATATAGTTTTTTACTACTTAATGAAGACCCCTGTAAATCGTGTAAATATATTTTTTTACCTGCTTTAAATATAGAGTTTGGGTCATCATATAATATTTGTGTTCTTTTTTTACTATCCATTATATAATATAACACATTATTATTTTTCTTAAATTAATATTTTAATCCATTCTCTTTAATATATTTTGATGCTTCCGGTAAACTACAACCATGTTCACGCATAATCTTCTTAACTAAAACCGCACGAGCACTTCGTTTATCCACAGCTCCACCACTCATACGACCACCAATAATACGACCTCCTTTCTTTCGTCCAGCAGCAGCAAGTAATAATGGGGCAGCTTCTTCGGCAGCAGGTAAAACATCTTTTACAGCAAACTTCGCTAATTGTTGTTCCAACAACTTACGACCCTGTTTAGTCGCAAAATCTTTCACAACAGGCATAACTACATCTTTCGCAATAGGAGCCACAACTTTTCCAACAGATTTTAAACCTTTCTTTAAAGATTTACCAATAGACTTTATAGATCCACCACGCTGTTCTAAACCATTGACCATATCACCATATTCACGATAACCCAACCCACCACTCATACGACCACCAATTCTACGAGGTTTAATATCTTCATACATTTCTTCACCCGTATATAATGTATCAGGTTGAAAATCCATTTCAGGTGTTGGGTGAGCTTTATATCTAATACCTCCGTGTAAAGTTCGTGTTGGCACGTGTTCTCCATACGAATTAAATGGATCTGCTCGTTCAGCTTTCATTAATCTGTGTAATACTTCTTTGTTAAACATATATATAATTATTAAAGATAAAAAATAATAATTATATTTTTCTAAACATCATCATAAAACAAATAAATAATTTCATATTTTTCACATACACTTTTATTAATACATTCATTAATAGTAAACATTAGTTTATCTAACCGACAATCCCATTCCGTAGTATTTACACACAAATCACCACTAAAACAAGATTTAACAACATCTTTATTATATCCTACGATATATCTATCAGGATTAAATCTAATGACATATACAGGAATATTTAACGCATTATATATATCATCAATTCTTTTAATCTCATTATTTTTATCATATTTTTTATGTTGTTCTTCATCTAATTCAATTAGTATTTGAAATGTGTTAAAATTAATACGAAAATCAGGTCTAAATAATGTTCCTTTGATTTGTTTATCCCAATATACTTTCATAAACTTGGTTTGTAAGAATCTAAATAATAGATGTTCTTTATTTGATATATTCATAAGGTCAGTTTTACATACAAGTTCATGGGATATGTTACTTAATTTACATTTTAAAGAGCAATATCCATTAATACAATTTTTTTTAATGATACATAACTCATCTAAACATTTAATATTTTTATGTTTTAAATTAATCATATCATCTGTTTTATGGTCACTACATTTTAATCTTAAATTATTACTCTCTAAACCAAACGATGCCTGTTTATTACAATCAATACATACTTCGTGTCTCGTATTTATCATACCATCTAATTTATGAATACTACAATATTTGGGCTTTAATCCGTTGTAATTGTAACTCTTTCCTAATGTACACTCTACAATACCACACATAAAATAAGTATATTACTTTTATTTATATTGTTTTCATTGTATATTAATTTAATATATATATATTTTTAAAAATATTTACCCAACTTTCCCTTACGACCACTTCCAACAATAACACCACCTGATGCCACAGATGGAGCAGGAGAACGACCCACAGCATCTTTTCTAAACTTCTTCAATACACGACCAACACCCATATTAGACATTTTACCACCAACAAGTCGTCTATATTCATCAGTATCAATAACAGGTCTTTGAGCTTTGGCGTTAAGAACATCAGTCTTTGATAGAATACCTTGATAAGTCTGTGAAACACCAGCCTCTGTGATAAATAGTCCAGAATTAGCAGTAATCACCACGAGTTCAGGTTGAATAGTATAAGGATATTGATTAACACCACTAATAGTAATCATAAAGTTAAACTGTCCCAAAGAAGAAGCACTTAAACTATCTTCAAGTCCAAAATCCAAAGAAGGATTTAAAACCAACATAGAACCAATAGAAGGAATAACCACACCGGAACCAGCAACAGAACTACCAAAATAACCACCACTAAACTCCTGCCATGTTTGACAAGAACCATTTTTAGATGATAGATTAAACAACTGTTGAGGATTAGCAGAGGCAAGAATACCTGATTTATTATTAAAAGAAATACTAATATTAGCAATTTCTAAAAATCCAGAAGTATTATACCAAGATTGAGTAGACATCTGTTGTCTTACACAAATAATAAACAAATCTGGAACAGAATTGAGTTGAATATTTTGAGAAGTCAATGTATAAGCAGCATTAGCAGCAATAGGAGCAAGATTAGAAGAAGGAGTAATATATCTAGGATAATCCATATATCCAACAACACATTTAGACGATAATTGAGATGCCTGTGATGGTTGAAGAGAAAGAAACTCCATTAGCATATAACTATCTGCAAACCCATTAGGAGAAGTAGATAAAGCACCAGATCCAACGGGAGCACCAGCAGTTCCAAGGTTAATAGAAGTAATATATCCAGCCAAAGCACCAGCCACAACAGATGAATTAGCAGTAGACCAAAGACGCTTACAAGTTGAATCCACATTACAAGTTAAAGTGACGGTATTCACGCCCAAAAGTCCAGAGCTATTATCAGCATTTAAATCCACAAATGGAGATAGAGCTAAAAATGGTTCAGCAACCGTAGCAAAAATATAAACCTTCCAGGTTTCATTAGCAACACCAGTAGAAAGCAATGAATTATCCTGATAAACACCACCAACAAAACGAGCAGGAAAACAACCTCTCAATTGAAACCCACCACGAGGAGCAAAATCAGTATCATAAGACATATCATAAACAGACCCCAACACATTATTATTAGTTCCAACACCAGACGAGTATAGACCAGTTGAATTATCGGGAAGAGATGGAGTAGTAGAGTTATAACGAGTAAGATGTCTTTTGTCATACATCTGCATGACTTGGGGAAGAATATCTTGAAGATTTGAAGTAATAGAAGTGTTATTAATCATTACAGAGTAGTTAGTAAAAAGTGATTGTAGTGGAAATGCCTGTAAAGCATCAGTCACACCCAAATTAAAAGCCAATTGTCCGTTAGGAACAGTACCATTAATATTAATAGTAAAGTTGAGATCGGTTTGTAGAAGAGGGTGTCTTGAAACCACCACAGATTCACTTGGAACTTGGATATTCCAAATAAGAGAGTTGTTAGAGGCACTTGTAGCGAGAAACTTTTGAAGCGTCTTTTCTGCTCCACCAGAGTATACAGCGAAGGTCTCCTCGGAAGTTAAATCAGCAATCGCAGATTCTTGGATCATTACGGTTTTAAATGAAGACATTATATATTACTCAATAGAAAATAATTTTTTAAACTTTAAATAATTATTATCTTAAACTTTCCTCTTGCCTCACGGCCATTCTGGCCTCCGGCAAACTGGTAAATAAACTTATATAATCACTACATACCCCATACGGAGGCCGAAGGCCGTGAGTATAGTGAGTATATTATGGTTGTTCTGTTGGTTCATATCCAATAATCAATTCCTTTCTTTCAAACATCACCTTAATTGAGGCAGTACAACCGGCAGCTAATCTAAATG